AGTGCTGGTCTGACAATATCTGTCCAAATCTTAGGATTTTGGTCACCAATCTCGTCTAGGATTACCCCATCAAAGTACTGACCACGCAATGCTTCAGGGTTATCTGAGCCATATAGCTGGATACGCCTACTCCAGAAGTCAACTCGTAACTCAGAGATGTTGTTAGTGCCTCCCAATGGCTCTGCATACTTCACCAGATAGTCCCATGCTACCCTTTTAGCTTGTCCATATGTAGGCGCAATGTAAGCGTATCTAGGGGCTTCCTTCTGATTAAGGATAGCGTCCTTGATTAAGTGGTTAATTGCAGAGACAGTCTTTCCCATGCGCCTATGAGCAACAACAACGCCAAAACGCTTACTGTCCATTAACTCATGGATAGCAATTTGTTGTTCTCTGGGTTTGTAAGGTATCTCGATTACTTCTGCCATGTGACTTTCATTTCTATTGGTGCATCAGCATCGCCTGATACTTGAATAGAAGATAAATCACTTAGAGATTTACGCAATAGTATTTCAATTGCTTTCATGCGAGTGGGTGTTAACTCACTTTCGGATAATCCAAGTGCATGATTTTGCAAAACATTTACAAGCTGACTGGCTTGAATCTTTGCTCTAATTTCGTCTTGATGATAAGGGCGCAATCTTGCTGCCATATTGTATGACTCCTCTAGGGTTGGTCAAGGTTAAGTAATACTTTATTCTAACAGACTTGTAATCTCTTTGCGCTTTTCTTCGTCAAGTAAACTAGATGCGCCTACTGGTAATGCAGGAAAGGCAAACATCTTATCACCAAACTTCTTAAACAAATTTACTCGTTCTTCAGGTGTTTCATAAAAATAAATCTTTTCAATGCCTTGGCTTTTTAAGTAATCAATTGATTGTTGAGGAACATCTTTAGGAACAATTGCGCCTTCAAATTCACTTACTTGTACGGCTCTTTGGGGTTTAATTTCAAAATATTCTGTAGGCATTGATTTAACTTTGTTCATAAAAATTTGAACATCAGCTTTCAATGATTCTGGAACATCCTTATAAATTTTGTCCAAAAAGTTTACATTTTTGACTTGACCTAGTTCATATAAAGCATCTTCTGGCTTATATGCGTAATTGTTATTGCCTTCTAGATTTCTCATCCTATCAGTCAAATCATCAAAAGCCTCACCTATCTTTTTCTTAATAGGCTCAAAGTCTTTAGATGAAACAATGTTTTCTCGTGCAGCTTTAACTTGCTCAAAATTCTTAAACTTAGGTGTAGCAACAGCACGAATGTTACCTACTCCATAGAAGTAACCTTCAGCACCAGCACCACCTTTCATTTCTTTTACAAGATTGTCTAGTGTTGCATCTGCATATCGTCTATTACCAGAATTTGTATAGCCTTTAAAGATTCGTTCTGTTGGAGTTACACCAGCTTCTGCTAGTGTATTGTCCATATTTGCAGACCAGTTTTCAAATTCTGGTCTTAAATCTCTCACTCGTTTGTTTACTTCAGTTTGAAATTCCCAAGCCTTTTCTTTGAAGTTTGAAATATCTGGCAACAAGCCTTGCTCATCAAGAAACTTTGCTTTGTAAATATCTGAGTCGCTTCTCCATTTCCAGTCATTTTTTAGTCTATCAACCAAATAATCACCAGATGGCACTTTTGCTGCTACATCTGAAAAGTAGTTGTCTATATTTTTAACACTTTTTGCATCAAATTTATAGTCAATCTCAGGTGTTCTAGCCGTGTAAGCGTCAAATCCATAAACAGGATTCTTAGCTGATGGCACAGCCATTGCTTTATCGCCTATCAATGAAATGTTGCCAAAAGAAGTTAGTGGATTTTCTACATTGGACACAGCAATAGATGGCACAGGCATACCACCTACTTTTTCAACTCGTGCTAGTTTTTCAGGTGAAAGATTGTGGTGAACAATCATCTCTTTACCTGCTTCTACATTAGGAACAAATTGAGATGGAACACGCTTTGCTAATAATCCACCTACATCTTGAATACTTGCACCTACTGGAATACCTTTTGTCAATGGCGCTAATATTGGCGATGCTTGACCTAACAAACCAAGAGCAAATGCTGGCTCTGCTACTTTTTTAATCTTTTGATAATCAGGATGAAGAACGCTAAACCCCATCTCATCAGGCGCAGTTCCTAGCAATCCTTGTACAGCAGCATAAGTACGAGGGTCTGCTAATGTATTTACATCACGCCTCTCAGCTAAAGCCCTAGCTCTAGCTACTTGACGCTGTAGGTTTGGATTACCAAAAAATGCGCCTAAATCAGCCATTATTTCATTCTGCCCATCTTACGAGCAGCTTCGCTAATAGCAATGGCAACGGCTTGCTTTGGATTCTTCACAACCTTGCCACCTTTGCCAGAGTGCAGTTCACCCTTGCCAAATTCGTGCATGACAGTAGCCATCTTAGCTTTGCCAACTTTGTTCATCTTAGGAGTTTTCATAGTTTCACCATTTCACCTTGTTAGCCCAATATGCTGCACTCATCTTACCCTTGGCAATATTCTCAGCGTGACGAGCCTTGAACGCTTCGTTCCTTGCTGTGCCATCAGGAGAGCCTTTAACGCCTTGTTGACCAAAGCGAATAAGCTTTACATCATCACCAGACTTAGCCAATACAGCATGAGACTTGGTTGGATGGTTTGGAGTTCTCTTAGGCTTGTTATAGCCTGAGAATTGCTCAGAGCCTCGTTTAATCACTTCTTGCCTTTTTGAGCATAGAACTTATAAGCCATGTCTTGCCAACCACTCTCTTTAGCCTTTTTCTCAGCTTCTTTCTTAAACTGCTCGGCTTGTTTAGATGTGTACTGTTTTTGGTTAGTAGTGCCCAAGATTATTCTCCTTCTGGCATATCGCCATTTTCGTAGTCTTCACCTTCAGATTCGGGTTGCTCACCCTTTTCCCAAGCTTGGCAAGTACGCAAGTTATGGCAGATAAAGTCCCATTTGGAACACCAGCCACGACCACCACCATCTTTGTCAAAGCGGTCTTCAGGGACTGATTCCATCTTAGCCAACATATCAGGGCTATCGTTGAAATACTCGCAGTTAGCGCATAGGTTACGCTTGGCTTGCTCTGGACTAATGCGCCATACCTTAGACAAGGTGCGCCAGTAATCCATGTTTGGTTGGTTAGTTCGGTCTGGGCCTAGATTCCAGTTCTCCATCAAGAATGTACGAGTTTTAGCATTTTCCTCTGCGGAAATCATGCTTTCGCCTTCTTGTTGAGCAATTTCAATGGTAATTTCGGCTTGTGGTGCGAGTAGTCCAGACATAACTATCCTATGGAGTTTGTACCATTTTCTCACAAAAAAATGAGGGAAACAAGTCCCTCAAAAGAAACTCAATGGCAACTGAGTTTGTGCCACTCTACCTTATCCAATAAGTTTTGCAAGTGTCTCGTTTAAAACCGACATTTCGTCATGCTTCATAACAGACCAAATCCTAGCTTGTCCGTGGATTCCGTTGTGAGGCCCTTGGTGACAGTCCCTACATAGCGGAATACAAAGGTACTGGTGATGCTGTTTGATATGGTGAGCATCAGATGGGCCTGACTGACCACAAACCCCACAAGGCATCTCTTTTATCCTTGCTAGGTGCAGTCTTTCACGCTTTGTATAACTGTTATTCAATCTCTATCACCTTATCACCATGTGAACGAATGTAGTCTTTTGTTTTCTGAATATATCTCTCAAACTCACTTCTTGAGATACTGGACTGCTGTAAATCAGCGTACTCAATCAAATCTCTGATGGCTTTTATGCCAACACCATCTAAACCCATTTGCATAGTCTCTTGGTAGCGCATAGCTGCTTTGTGTAGGCTCTCTTGTGCCTTTTCACAGATTGGTAACACTTCAGGCCCAACCCCACCTCGTCCCATGCACTCTGCTAGATTAAGCACATCAACAAGACTTCGCCAGTCAGCAACTGTTCCAACACCTTTTGTCATAGCGTCTAGTGCGGAATACTCAAGAAGTCTCAGTTTGTCCAGTTTTTCTCTCTGCGTTATCGCTGCGCCCACCAAGGCGTGAGCAATCGGATTCACCAGATTCCAATGCGTTCTCTTGACTTTTTTTCTCATTTTCTCTGCCAAATATGGCATCCCATCTATTTGAGTATTCTTGATTACTTACATTGAATGGTCTTGGACTTGAGCCTTTACCCATGTTTAGCCTCCAGTTGCTTTAAAGCAGCCTGTAGTCCTGCCAATCCACCTACTCTTTGGTCACCAATGAATATCTGTGGCATTTGCTTGGCATCAGGATAATTCGCTACAAAGTTAGCCAATCTATCGCCAACTTCTATGTTTATTTCCGTGTAAGCCAATCCTTTGCTAATCAACAACTGTTTAGTTGTTGTGCAGTTTGGACAATTTGTCTTGGTGTAGATGGTTATGTTCATTTTCTTGCAGGGCAATTTCTGCCTTGGTTACAGTTTCCGTTACATGGAGGACAAGTTTTTTCAGTCATACAAAGCCCTTATAAAGAAAATCACTAGTGACCAAAAAGCCACTAGCGATATAACAATAAATCTCCAGACAGCCTGTTTACTTACGCTCGTAAGCCAAGATTTTTGCTTCATCAGCTTCCTTGATTAGATGGCTAGCCAACATCATTGTGCCTTTCATCTCAATGTCCATAAACTGCTCATCAGACAAAAGAGAAAACACATCTACGCCTTGATACTGGATTGACTTTAAGTTCTCAGCATAAGTGCCTTGCTCATCCATGTCGTACTCCAAGACACATTGAACAGTCTCGTCACCAGCACCAGTAGTTGTTTCAAATTCGAATTCCATGACTTATTCCTTAAAAGTACCCTCACGAATTGTTTGGGCTGGCTCAAGTATAGCAAACTAAACAGAATCTTTATTAGTATTTACCCTACTCTGTAGTTTTTACGCCAAGTCGCTCACTTGCTTGTTCACTTCTCCAAATATCAGCTTTCATCTGAGCAGCAGTCAGCATCCACTTTAAAGTTTCTTCTTTCTCAATAGCTACCATTAGCCCTTTGAGTAGGTCAGCGTACTCGATATGAGCATAGGCTTCACGCTCTTGTGCAATACCAGAATCAATGCCTCTGGCTAACGCATCTTTCATTAGCAAGGCTTTCTTGGTCTTGCGAAATTCCTCAAGGTATATACGCTGTGCTTTGGCTTCTGCGTATTTGCATGAATTTTCAATGATGAACTCAATTGCTTTGTATGGTGCTTTCATTCCAAACACTCCTTCACGCAAATATCTACTCCTGCTTCACTTGAATAAACCTTGGTTACATGGATATTTACAATCTGAGAATCATCCTTGTAAACCACGCCATTCATGCCATCTTCTATGCTTTTTAGGATATTGGACGCATCAGGCTTCTTAATTGGCTTCTCTAAGCCGTTTTTGATAGCCTCCAAGCGTTTTTTTGTGCATGACTTAGGGATAGGTACTCTGATGTACAAATAAAGCGATACAGGCGTTTCTAGTGGCTCGGAACTTCCCATTGCTTGTTTGGAAGATTCCTTGATAAGCGTTTCATAGCTTCTGGTTTTCTCAGGTGTGTAGGCTTGTACAAAGTTTCCACGCTTGGCATACCTTGCTCTTTGTTTGCCAACAGGGTTTCCTTCAACATTAAATGTGACCATAAAAGTCATTGTTCAACCCTTATAAATTTTCCATGATGCTCGGCTAAATATTTTTTGTACGCTGCTTCTGCTTCTTTTAAACAAGTAAATCTTCCTATGTAGATTTTTTTATTGTTTGCTCTCAGTTGTGCCATCCATTTTTTATGGGCTTTATCCCATGTCACACCTTTGATACCACTAATGCCTATTTTTGTTTTTTTATTCCAAGCATTTTGAAATGTGGTAACTTCTCTAAGATTTTCTATTTTGTTGTCATTTCTTATGCCATTTATGTGGTCTAAGATTTTAGGCAAGTAGCCATGATGGTATAAAAATATAGCTCTATGAGAATAAATATATTTCCCATCAATCATTATGTGTTCGTAACCAGTTGGCAACCTTGAACCTGCTCGTTCACCTGCATAGTTCTTAGTGCCTCGTATGCCTTTCCAATAAAGATTTCCATCTTTATAGTCAAAGAGTTCTTGTAAATATTTTTGAGTAAACATTGCCACCTCATCATTGGTGTTAGTCATCACAGAAGGTAACAGCAGGGCGGTGATGAATCGCCTTTTCCCCCGCTAAAGGTAGCTGTTATTGTTATTTTATATCAAAGTTCCATCTCTCATCTGAGACATATAAAACCGAATTCTGTCTCTAGCACCTTTGCCATAGATGCGTTCTGCTCTTTCCAGTCTGGCACGAATCAAATCACGATTCTTGCTGTACTCCCAATTACGATAGAGTTCCCTAGCCTCTGCTTGCTCTAGGACTACTCTATCGCTTGGGTTTTCGACATTACGTCTGCTGTAAGTCACCAGTTAACTCCAAGGCCATCAAAATAATCTTTTCAGGATAAAGCACTCCATCTTTTACCTTATCCAAGATTCTCATCGCTTCTCTGTAAGTCATATTCATCGATTCCAGTCCAATGTTTATTTTGTAATTCCATCAACTCAGAAAGTTGCTCTTGTAAAACTTTAGTTTGAGAAGGAGTTAAAGCAATTTTTATGTCATAGTTTTGAAAAACAAGATATCCAGCTACTGAAACATAAAATTCAATTGGATGTTGTTTAAGAAATTTCATACATTGCCTTTTACTTTTTTTGCAAACTGACGCACAAAATCAGGCATTGGTACTGCGTTTTTTTCGTCTTCTTTAATTTTTAATAAAACAAGGTTAGGCTCATTTGATGATGGAACTGTGACCCTAGCAATGTCAGCAGGATTAACTTTNNTTCTCACCCAATTACGCCAAGTTGCAAACCAATCTAGCTTTACACCTTTTTGACCAGCTTGAGCAATCCAGTAATCCTTAAACTTTTCAAAGGTTTGTACTGGTTGTAAATCAGGTCTTTCCTGTTTACAAAAAACTAACCAATCACTTGGGAAAATAAAATCTTGAGAGAGGCGTGAGCCTCGCTTGTTTTCTTTAATGTGTTTTGTGTATTGTGTTATGGGTAATGTGTTATGTGTAGCATTGCTTTCGGATTGCATTGGCAATGCGTTCGCATCCTTTTTACTCCATCTAGCTTTAGCACTTGCACTAGCCTTTTCTGATTTGTCACCAGCCTTGGCTATTTCCTTGTTTGCCCTATGATGAATCCAACCTACTTCTGTACGCTCAAAATACTCTCGCAATACGATTGCAATGCTTTCGGTATGCGAACGCATGCGAATCTGTCTTGAAACTTCTGCTTCATCAAGTGGAATTGGTGTTTCGTGGAGATAGTACCAATCAAGCAATCGCCTGTAGACTAAATCCTCCATCTCGGAAAGATGGGAAGTGTGACTTTGATAGTCACCAATATTGAACTGGTAGTAGTGCATATCACTCGCCTTTTACTACTCCCTAAAAAAGAAACAATCGGCAGGAGAGGGAGGAACTCTTTTCGGTCTGCTCATGACTTCAGACCTAGCCGTGTTTCAAAACATTGTAAACTTAAAAAAGCCTACTGTAAACTTAAATTCTTTGATTGTTGGTAATTTCTTTTTTACCTTGCTTGCCATACAGACGAGCAGCTTGTTGTCTCATCACAGCATATTCAGCCTTGGTGAAAATGCCGTATGTAGGGATTCCACAGATGATTTTCACACCATCGTCAAAATGAACATCGTCTTTAGCCAAGGTGTAGTGAGCAAGCCAGAACTTGCCAACCTTAATTTTTCCTATGGTCACAATGCCTTTGTCACGGAGTTTCTTGCCTGTAGATAGAACTGTAGCCTGTGGCATACCAGTATGGTTGGCTAACTCATGTGATGAGAGTGGGCCGTTGCGAAGTGCGTTGATTATTGCTTGTTGTGTCATTTGAACCAGTCTGGTCTTAATTCTTTTAGTTGATATAGGCGTAGAGGAGGGATTGTCTTCCAATGGTTGACTGCTGCCCTTGTGATGCCAAAAATTCTAGCAAGTTCACTCTGTGAGCCAGCAAGTGTGATAGCTGTTTGTTTGTCCATTCCTTAGTATACCAAAGTTTACGATATAAACAACTAGTAGAAACCCTTAGAAAAAATTACAACATTAGGGAAAACACCTAGAAAATAGTTGTTGACATACCTGTTTAGTTTGGTATACTTACATCAGCCCATAACAAATCGTAAGTGGGTAATTAAGAAAGAAGCAAATGAAAGTTTATACATCAGAAGTTAAGCGTATTCCTTGGGCGCAAACAGTCAGGGTCAGCAGAACAAAAAATGGGCGTTGGGTAATTGATAGAAACAATGCTTTATCAGAATTACCAGCTAACACATTTAGTTGTTGGGAACACGCTGAATGGACAGGCAATGCTTGGGCCAATGAAGAATATAAACAATCTTTAATTGAATCAGAATAAATCAATGGGGGGCTTAGTCCCCCATCTAAGGAAAACCAAATGAAAAGTAAGATTATTCAGACGCTAGTTGAGTGGACATTGGCAATCATCATCTTTGGTGGCATTGGCGTAATGCTCGCATGGAGAGGCTAATGCAAACTCAAGAATTAAGACGCAAGGCTCGTAAGTTGTACAACAACAATCAAGTCCCTCAAGAAGTCAACCAGTACAATCAACGCAAATGGGTCAGAGCAGTCCTCAAGCTTGGTGACAAATGGCTAGTTGCTAAACAAGTAGGACGCATCCAATGATTACAAGAGAAGACGCAATCAAAGACTTGTCACATGGTCTTTACTGCTGTTACTGCTGTGAGCCTAAAACATACGGCTCATGCTGCCAAGAGAATCACTTTGTAGAGTTTGCAGACCTCTATGAAGAAGATAAAGAAGCAATGATTGAAGATTATTTAAAGGAAGAATGAAATGGTACATAAGAAGTTAATGCAAGCAAGAATAGCCCTTCAGAACGCACCCCTGAAGAAGTCTGGTCACAATAAGTTTGCTGGCTACAGCTACTTTGAACTTGGTGACTTTATCCCTACGATTAATCAAATCTTTAACGAAATCGGTCTGTGTGGCGTAGTGTCATACGATTCTGATATAGCCAGTCTGACAATCACAGATGTAGATGATGGAACTAACATCGTTATCACTTCACCAATGGCTGACGCTAACCTAAAGGGCTGTCACCCTATCCAGAACCTTGGCGCAGTAGAAACCTACACAAGACGCTACCTGTGGGTTACAGCAATGGAGATTGTTGAGCATGATGCTTTAGATTCTTCTGCACCACTAAAAGAACAAGTAATCATCACGCCAGCACAAGGCATCCGAGATGAATTACCTATTGAGGAACTCAAGTATCTTGACGAATTAGCAGTTGAACTAATTGCTATATGTGAGAAAGATGCCAAGGCAGCTTGGCACAGGTTGGAACAAGAGAACTTAGAGGCTGACCAAAAAGTCGCTCTATGGACTCTAATGCCAAGTAATGTAAGAAGCGCAATTAAGAAAGCGAAAGGTTAATATGGAATACGACACAACAAATCGAGGCTCACTCTTTAAGAATGACCGCAAAGACGATGCAAAGTTTCCCGACTATAAAGGGTCTTTGAATGTAGATGGCACAGACTACTGGCTATCTGCTTGGATTAAGGTTAGCAAAGATGGCAATAAGTTCATGTCCTTGTCTATCAAGAATAAGAACGCTGATGCTTCTTTGAACAAAAAACCTACTAAGGCTAAAGAGCAGTTTGACGATTCAGACTTGCCCTTCTAAGTTATGGGCGAAAGTGGCTAGAAATAGCGGACGAACATGAGTAGCCCACCTAATCAAATGCGAAACTCTCTGGCAAGTCATACAGACTTCCGAGATTTCGCAGGGTTGATTCCTAGTAATACGCATTTCTTGCCTAGCAACATAGACATGATTTGCGAAAGACGAGGCTATTTCTTAATCGGTGAATGGAAGAAGCCAAACGAGAAAATAGCCAAAGGTCAAGAGTTACTTCTTAGGGCTTTTGCACAAGTACCAAAATTTACTGTGATTATTATTATTGGTAACACAGATACAGAACACACAACTGTCGGAGATGTTTACCAAGTACCAACATTTGGTAACTGTAAAAAGCTAGGTACTGGTCTTGATTTCCTCAAAGACTTTTATGTTATGTGGTACGACTTCGCAAATCAGAAAGGATAGAAATGTCATACGCAAATGTAGAAATGCGGATAATTCAATGGGCAGAAGCCCGAAAGATTATCCCCAATAGCACTCCAGAAACTCAGCTTCTTAAAGCTATGTCAGAACTAGGAGAATTAGCAGATGCCACGATTAAAAAAGACAACGATGCGATTGTTGATGCTGTTGGCGATGTTATGGTATGTCTGGTTAATTATTGCGCTCTGCAAGACATAAGTTTGGTAGAATGTATGGAAGTAGCATACGACCAGATAAAGAATCGTAGGGGTACGCTTTTGCCAAATGGATTGTTTGTTAAGTCACTTGGCGAGTAAGTAAAGACCCACATTCGAGAAAGCGTAACCCGCATAGACAATCGCCATATATGGGTTATCTTTGAATAGCTGTTCTCCAGCTATGTAGGCGTATATTGCCCCTGTCAGAATGATGAGCCATGCACTCAAAATTCGCTCACATCAATGACTTCGCCACGGAACTCCACAAGTCCCTCATCAAACTTGTGGACTAACTCAGGCCATAGTAG